GGTAGATATAGAGGTATAGAATATAAAGTAACCTTAAAGTCTGTTAAGGCTTCAATTGTCTGAGGAAATTAAAATAGTAGAAGTAGAAAAAAAGTCTTGGTATAACAACGCTGAAGGCTTTGACAAGTGGAGAGTTTTTCCACGAATATTAATAACATTATATGGTGTTATGTTTTATAAAACCTGTGATTGGTTTATGACTTTACCTGATCCGACTAACTCACAATCAGCTTTTGTATCTATAATTGTAGGTGCTGGGGCTGCTTGGTTTGGTCTGTATATCGGTAAAAAATAATGTCAAGAAATATATATGGAGTAAATAATGAAAAATATCTTGCCTAAATTACAACAGTACATCACCATAGTAGGGGTAATCACTGCTATAGGTGGCGGTTTTTACACCTGGGGACAGTTTAATTTGCGTCTCGATAATATTGAGAAGAAGAAAATTAAAGCAGTTAATCTAACTCCGGTTAATACAAGTATTGCTGAACTATCGACAAAGGTCGACAACATAGAACAGAGATTAGATAGAACAGAAGACAGGATTGATAAGCTCGGCAATAATGATAACCCGCTAGCTAGGTAACTTTACCTGCTCTTAATTCCCCATATCCATGAGCAAATGGTCCTTCAGGTACATCAAGGTATTTTGCTTGACCTGTGTTTTCTTTAAGTCTTGCACGGACAATTTTTCTGTCGTCAATAAGTTCTGATACATATCTTCTAAATGTACTTTGAGATACACCTTTTAACTCAGGAGGCATTTCACCTTCACGAGCTACAAAACCATCTTCGCCTGTAACTGTAAAAGGATTACCTTTTTGAGCTGATAACTTAATTATTTGAACAAGGCTTCTAAGTCTTATAACTTTATCCTGCTCATCTACAACAGATATGTCTTGTGAAGTTCCTTCTAGTAAACCAGACTCTTCATCCCTAACAAAGATACGAACCTCTCTATTAACAGGACCATTAGATTTAACAACAGCACCATAGATAACTTTATTTCTTTTAAATGGAACCTCCATCTTATGACAGACTGTCTTAGCCTCACTCTCTGGAGCGGGCCATAAACCAATAGCAAAGCGAACACCGTCAACAAGTGCTGATGTTCCTCTAATTAAATTTCTTGCATGTTCTGGTGTACGAACAGGATACTTCATATCAATCTTGGTCATATGATGGACCATGAGAAATGTAGCTTTAGTCTTTGTGGCTAAACTTGCAAAGTATCCTGTTACGAATGCACCATGTGAAGGGTCAGCGTTGATATCTGCTAGAACAAAACTAGCAAGAGGATCAACAACAACGAGAGCCAAATTATCCATTTGCAATAATTGTCGCTCAATCTGCCGCCACTCATCTGTGATAACAGGTCGACCGTTTTCGATTGCAACGATAGGAGTAACTCCACCGTGGTCTGGGAAAGGGACAGTATATAATTCACACCCTGTTTCCCTAAATCTACGACCTTCAGTGTCCAGTTTTTCAATTCGTCTATGTATTTCATCTTTTTCATCCTCTGCGGTTAAAATGACGACATTGCCATTATTAACTATTGTAGCATCAAAGGCAGTGTCGATGCCGATATTACCATATGCTATCTTCATACCCAAGTCTAAAGTCAAAAGACCTTTACCTGTATCTCCTGATGCAGCTAAAATGCCGGCAACACCTTTAGGTAATGTTGATTCTAATAAATATTCATAAGAAGGTGCTTCTCCTTGCACTAAATTTTTAACAGATAATGAGCTATTTAAAAGGTTAACAGGCGAAGAACCTTCCGTTCTAAGTAATTCATCAATATCATAACCTTCTTCTATTGCATCGGCAGCGTCCCAACCTTTTTCTTTCTCTCTTGGAACATCTATAATTCTAATAGATGAACATAAATGCGTTAGATAACTAGATAATTTTTCTGCATACTTAAAACCAGCGTTATCATTATCTGGCCATATAATTAAATGTTTACCTGTAAGAATACTCCAATCTGTTTTATCTAAATTAGTATTAGCACCACCCATAGCACTCCCTGCTGCTATATTTTTCTTAGATAGGTAATCAACACACTTTTCGCCCTCAACAAACACAACTGTATCAGCGTCTTTTATATTTGGTATGTTATATAAAGGACGAACATCTGGCATTTTGTATTCACCCGTAACCAAACGAGGTCTAAAAGTCTTTTCGCCATTACCAGATTCTAGTCGTAACACCGTGCATATCAATTCACCATTACGATCTAAATATTCATAACTAATTGTATTTTGTTCTTTAAGTGTTTTTTGTGGCCTTATAGGTTCTTCTATTAATGATACTGCAAACTTATTAGAAATATCTCGTACAGCTTCTGCAAAGTTACATCCATATACCTTTTGCCATACATCAATAAAGTCACTGAAAGATTGACCACCATTAAATTCGCTGCCAACTCCGTCTTTATCTAAATTAAAAGAACATGAATCACCGGGAGCACCGTTTAAATCTCCAACCACAAACTCATTACCTCTCATCTTTCCGTTTGGAAACATATGAGTAAATATTGTTTTTAAAGAACCTCTTGATCTGTCTTTAAAACTTTTTATATCAAATTTAACTGAACCCTCATGACCAACTTGGTTGAAGTCTAGATTGTTTTTTTCCTTCGTCATTGTCATCCCAACATTTTTTCCTAAATTCGCACCATTTACACAAAAAACTATCGCTCTTAGCCGCTACTCTCGGCATTAGTTCATTGTTTTGAACTGCTTTTAAAATATTAACTGCTGAATCCGATACTCGCTGAGCCACCTTAGCATTAAATGGAATTTTTTCAAAATACATCTCTTGAGTATTTTTATTTATAACTGTAAACAAAGCTGGATTAGCTGTTAAACCCATATATGCTTGGTATATTAAAACCTGTGCATAATAAATAAAGTTAGCACTTTCTACACCCTTTGATTGAAACTCCTTAAATTTTCTGTCATTAGCTGATTTACATTCCCAAAGAAAAGGATATTCCCAGGCAACGGGTCCGTCTGTAATAATTCCATCAACATGACCTTGCACTTCTCCGTCAGCTGTATCAAAACCAAATTGTCTTCCTTGTTTGTCATGTGTTAAAACATTAAAGTCTGCTTGCACAAGCCACGCAACACCAAGTTCCTCAAAATTATGACCAACTTGAAATATTCTCAAAGTCTTCCCGTCAAAATCTTTGCCTTCATCTTTTTCAGTTTTCATATATCTATATTGTAATTTTCTTTTACAAGGTTCACCAAGAGATGATGCACCTAAATAATTTCTTTCTGGCTCTCTTTTATTTGCTGCAACAAGAGCTTTGTCTATAAAAGGCACAACAATGTCACTCACATCACCCTTGTTTTCAGGTGGATTAAAATCTAATTTATCTACAGCCATGGTATATCATCGTCAAAAGGCTCATGATATTTTTTATTTTTACCAGAACCCGTAACCTTACCTCTTTCTGTTGGTATCTCTACCCCATTAACATTAAGAAAATCTTCTACTTTATCTTCAACGCCAATGTGTTCGTGAAGATGATCTCGATATGAATTTAATGTTGTTATAATAATTTTTTGGATTTGCTCTTTAGTAATAGCAGATAGTGGAACATTCCAACCTATCTCTTCTAATACTACAGCTAAATCCTTTATAGTGTCGTCTACTGCTTTTCTCTCTGGTACTAAATCTTTATATGACATGGTTCTTTTCTCCTTGTTATATTTAGACATTAGCTTCATTGCAGCATAACATCCATAAAAACCGACTACTTCGTCTTGCTTAAAATTAACATTATCAAATAAAATGTAAGGCACAACCCTACTATATGAACATAACCCACAGACCCTTCTCCTTTTTAGATTCATTATAAACTACCCTTGGTTGTGGAGTTTTCAATAGACAGGCACTCCACAAGCCTGCACTTAAGGTCAATCAAACCTCCTATTTAAGCCCAAGCAGGTTTGCCACCTGACTGATCGGTTGCCGGTTGTGGGGAGGGTTGTGAATCAGTCCCCTGTGCGGTGGGTGTGGCTTGTCTTGCTTTGACTATTCCGTCTGGACCCAATGGTTGCTTGTACTCTGGCATGCCAGGAGTAATAACCATATCTAACCTATTGTTTTCTTTGTCATTGTAGGTTTCTACACCTATTTTAACTTTTGCACATAAGTTATTTAAATCCATATAAGATGATAGAGTTCTTGCAGCTTTAGCATCTTCACCCATATCTTTTGGATCAATGCTGTAACAAGACTCAAGTAATGCACGAATAGTTCTTTTAGAAATATTACCAGCTTTACTGTTACCTTTATCATCTAGACTACCGCCTGCAACTGTAAGATTACCCCAGAATTTTCTTCTTTCGTACTCTCCATTAGTTACAGTGTATTCGCAATCTAAGTATTGAGCGTCTGATCTTTGAGATTGTTTTAAAATC